ACCGAGACGCGCGACGGCAAGGTCTACCGCCATCGCGGCGGCAGCTATCGCATGATGATCGTGTTCGAGTAACCCAAAGCAAAATCAGTTCCAATTCGGCCGCCGTTCCGGGCGGCTTTCGTTTTTCAAGGAGGCCGCATGGCAACGACACTCACGAGCGCATCCGTACAGGTGAAGCTCAAGTGGCTCTACGAGAACGTCCTCGACATCGTGAACGCCAAGGATCTGGGCGCTGTATCGAAGACGGTTTCCTACACCGACGGCGAAGGCGCGAACGCGCTCGAGGCGTTCTGGCGCGACGACCGATCCGTCGCCATCACGACAGAAGACCCGATCGACGTTGCTGGCACGGCGATCCAGGACGCTTTCGGCAACAACATCACCATGAAGGCGATCAAGCTGCTCTACGTCGAGAACACCGGCACATCGACGATCACCCTCGGCGGCAACGCGGCCGAGGTGCCTTACATGGCCGCCGTCAACGACAAGATCAAGATCCTGCCTGGCGGCTTCTTCTTGTGGGTCGCATCCGACGCCACCGGGATCGCCGTCACCGCGACGACGGGCGACATCATCAGCGTCACGGGCGGCTCGGCTGTTTCACCCTACCGCATCGTGATCGGCTACACGAAGTAAGGAGCGGTCCTCATGTCCAGTTCAGCCGTTTCAACCTTCGGTATCACCCTCGAAATGGAAACGTCCGAGGGCTCCGGCTCCTACGTGGCCGTGGCCGAGCTTGTTGAGTGCCAGACGCTCAACCTCTCGCGCGATTCCATCGAGGTCACAAACCACGATACCAGCGACAACTTCAAGGAAATGACCAAGGCGCTCTGCGACCAGGGCGAGCTCAATTTCAAGGCCAACTGGCTGGTCGGCAACTCCGGCCAGAACAGCAGCACGGGCCTCTTGAGCGACTTCTTGGATGATGACAAGCGCCGCTGGAAGATCACGCTGGAGCCGGGCGTGTATATCACGACCTACGGCTTCCTCACCAAGGCGTCGTCGGACGGCCCCGTGTCGGCCGCGCGCCAGATTTCCGGGAGCCTCCGGGCCGTCGGACTACCGACGTTCACCGGCTGCTGATTGATTTCAAGGGCTGGCATTCGCGCCGGCCCTGTCTTTTTCGACGTGGAGGATAGATATGAAGCGAATTTCCAAGGCCGAGATTGCCGAGAAGAGCAAGCGCCCGATCGAGGAGCTCCTGGTTCCCGAGTGGGGCGAAGGCGTGGGCGTGCTGCTGCGCGAGCCAACCGGCGCCGCGCGAGACGCCATCGAGTCGGAGACGGTGAGCATGAAGGGCAAGGACCGTCATGTCAACCTCGAGCTCTTTCGCGCCAAGGCGATGGCCCATTGCATCGTCAACGAGGCTGGAGAGCGTGAATACTCCGAGAAGGAGGTCGCGCAGCTTGCCGAGATGGGCGCGCAGGCGTACAGCCGCATCTACGAGCGCTGCCGCGTGCTGCTCGGCATGAGCGAGGCCGACACCGAGACGCTCACAAAAAACTAGAGGCGCGGCCGGAGCGGCGGGCCTGGCTCCGGCTTGCGCGTCGCACTGGCCAGAGCGTCGAGCGGCTCCAGCGCAAGGTAAGCGCCCGCGAGTTCGCCGAGATCCAGGCTTTCGAGGCGCTGGAGCCCTGGCATGAGCCGGCGCTGGACTACTGGTTTTCCGTGCTCTGCGCCCTGTTCGCGAACTCGCACCGCGACCCGGACAAGCGCAAAGAGCCGTTCAAGCCCGCCGACTTCCTTCCAGAGTTTCTCCAGAAGCGCATTCCCGAGCCCGAACCACAGAGCCGCGAATCCCTCAAGGCCGAGTTGATCGGCTTCTTCAAGCGACGGGCTGCGACGCTCGAAGCCCAGGAGAAGAAGCGCGCCAAGAACGAAGCCCGCTCCGCAGATCAACCGCCCACCCGCTACACCAAACGCCGCAGGCCCCCCACCGCAATCGAGCGGCTGGGCGACATGCTCGAACCAGCACCGAAGGACACACCATGAGCACGCTCGGATCCATCAACGTCAAGATCGGCGCGGATACTGCCGGACTCGTGGCAGGGACCAACCGGGCGCGGGATGCGATGGGGCGGTTTGTGTCCGCTGGCGCGCGGGCTCAGGCGGCCGTGGCTGCGCAGCAGGCGGCCATGGGCAACGGGGCGCAGGCGACGGCGTTCAGGGTGGGGCGTGCGTTCGGCGACATGAGCAAAGACGCCGTGGCAATGGCTGGCTCGATAGGCCGGGGCGTCATGGCTGCTGGTGCTGCTGTCGAGAAGTTCGGCAACCAGATCAGGAGTGCGGGCCAGGGCATCTCCTCCATGGGCCAAACGCTCTCGATCGGCCTCACCGCCCCTCTCAGCGCGGCCGGCCTGATGGCGTTGAAGGCGTCGGGCGACATGGAGCAAACTCAAGTTGCGTTCACGACTCTCTTGGGCAGCGCTCAGGCAGCCGGCGACTACATCAAAGGCATGAAGGAGTTCGCGGCCGGAACGCCGTTTGAGTTCGCCGGAGTGAAGCAGGCATCTCAGCAACTCATGGCATTCGGCTTCGAGGCTCAAGAGGTGGAGCCGATGCTGCGGAACATTGGCGACGCGCTCTCCGCGATGGGCAACGTGAGCGAAGAGGGGATCGGGCGCGCGGTGGTTGCGCTGGGCCAGATGAAGGCTTCAGGTACAGTGCTGAAGCAAGATTTGAACCAACTGATCGCGCTGAACATCCCCGTGTTCGACATCCTCAGCGAGAAGCTCGGTATGACGGCGGCAGAGGTCGCCAAGATCGGCGAGTCTGGCATCGACTCCAGCGAAGCAATCAACGCACTGCTGGAAGGGCTGGACGAGAAGTTCGGCGGCTCCATGGCAGCGCAAAGCCAAACGCTTCTGGGCCTGTGGTCAACGCTCAAGGACAACGCGTCCTTCATTTTCGCAGACATCGGCGATGCCATGGTCAAGGCGTTCGACATCAAAGGCAAGATCATGGAGGCCACAGAGGGCACGGCCGCGTTCCTGGCGTGGTTCCAGGGGCTGGACGACAGCGCCCGGCGAACCGCGCTTGGCATTGCCGTGTTCATGGCTGCTTTGGGGCCTGTCCTGGTCGTTGTCGGTGCCTTGGTTTCCGCGCTTGGCAGCGTCATTATAGCGTTCGGGGCGATCCTCTCCCCCATGGGTTTGCTCGTGGCTGGAGTGGTGGCGTTCGGCGCGGCCATGGTCAACGCGGTTCTGCAGTCGGACGTTCTCTGGGCCGGGATCCTCGGTGCGCTCCCTGAGCTTTCGCGGGCTTGGGACGTTGCATGGGAAGGCATGGAGACGATCTTTGGCGCGTTCCAGGCGGCTTTCGAGGGAGACTGGGAAGAGTTCGACACGCTGATCCACGAGGGGCTCGCTAAACTGGGCGAGGCGATCGGCGTTGAGTGGGACGCCATCTGGAAGGCGTTGAAGCCCATCGTCGAGGCGGCTTTTGGCGACGTGGTCACTTGGCTTAAGGACCAGGGGCTCAAGCTGCTTGCTGGATTCTGGGAGCTTGTGAAGAAAGACGCCGCCGACGCATGGTATCTGATGAAGGGCTACGCCAGCGATACATGGACGGACATCGCGCAGTCTGCGAGCGACGCTTGGGCGCAGATCCAGGGCGAAGTTCTGGGCGTGTTCGCCACCATTGGAGAGAAGCTCAGCGGGCTGCTCGCATCGGTCAGGGAGTTCCTGGGCTTGTCGGCTGAAGCCAACGCAGCGGCATCGCAGATCAACCCGGTTACAGGGATCCCGCAGGGCGTTTCCGATTACACGGACTTTGAGGGAGGCCCACACGCGGCGGGGGGCTTCATTTCTGGACCTGGCACCGGAAGGTCCGACAGCATTCCGGCCTGGCTTTCTAACGGCGAGTTCGTCGTCAATGCGGCCTCTACGCGGCGCTTCCTGCCGGCGCTTCAGATGATGAACGCCGGCAAGTTTGCCGACGGCGGGTTGGTGGGCGATTCCGGATCCTCGACATCTGGGAGCCTCGGGAATGCAACAAAGGCCATGAAGGACGCGGCCGATCTGGCGAAAGACGCGGCGAAGGCAGCGAAAGAGGCGGCGGCTGAACAGAGGGCGGCGGCTTCTGCTGCGAAGGCTGCGGCCGAAGAAAGCGCCAAGATGTTCGGCACAACCGGCGACTTCATGAAGGACATCGGCTACGGCGCAGGCACCGGGCAGAAGGTCGGCGACAAGTCGGTTCACTCGCTCGACGGCATGACGCTCAAGCTCGAATACTTCGCCAACACGTTCCCCGAGAAGATGAAGGCGGTGCTTGGTTCGTTCTCGGCCAACATTGCCGACATGTTTCCCACGCTCAAGGGCGCTCAGAAAATGTGGGAGACGATGAATCAGGGGAACCTGTTCGGCCAGGGACTCAACATCTTCCTGGACTTCGGCGCACTCAAATCCATGCAGGAGGGCAACCTGAACCTGCTTCGGTTCATGGAGCGGGGCACGGCGGGCGCCTACGAAGAGCAGATGCAGGAACTCATCGGCACGTCTGCCGACTGGGTTGCCTCGCTCCAGGAAAATCGCACGGTGATGGGCATGTCCACCGAGGGCCAGTATGCGGCGGCGGCCGCAACCCAGGCGATGAGCGACAGCCTGATCCAGGCGTCCACGACGGCCAGCATGGGGCTGCAGGCTGCCGGAGAAGGCGCACTCGCCTCGGCCGCTGCCACGTCAGGCGCGGCGGAGTGGGTCGCAAACTCCTACCTGGCGAGCGGCCAGATCGTCAATCACGCTGCAACATCGATGGCTACGGGGTTCATCGCGGCCGCCTCTGGCGTGCTTGGAGCCGCATCGGCGGCCGTTTCGGCTGTCGGCGCGTCCGTCGCGCAACTCGGAATGGGTGACGGCGGGCTGAGCGAGCTTGAGCGGCAGATGCAGAGCGCAGGCACAACCGGCGCCGTGGCCACCTCGACGGGCACGACGGGCGGAAACATGGGCATCGCAAC